ACGTGCCTACATATATTGATAGCGATTCAGATATTATTACTCTTAACCTAAGAATAGCTGTCCAGCAAGAAAAGATTGATGCATTAGAGTCAATCATTAAGTCCATTATGAACTTAGGCTTCCAGGTTAAGAGTGCCATTGATTGGGAAAAGTTTAAGACAGGACAATGACAGAAACACTAGTCGTCTCAAAATTTAATGATGTATATGTGACAGTTGATTGTGACGCTAGTGTTGCGATGGAGCTGAAGGACTACTTTACTTTCAAGGTTCCTGGTTATCGCTTTATGCCTGCCTACCGCAATAAGGTGTGGTCTGGCGACATTCATCTATTCAATCCAATGAGCAAGAGAATATACTTTGGATTGATTCCCTATATTAACAAGTTTTGTGAATCGCGAAGCTATAAATTACAATTCCACAATAGCGTAGATGGCTTTGCTAGTATTGATGAACAGTCAGTTATTGACTTCATCACAAACCTCAATCTTCCATTTAAGCCAAGAGGTTATCAGCTTGAAGCCTTTATTCATGGCATAAGAACAAAAAGATCTCTACTCGTATCCCCCACTGCTTCTGGTAAGTCACTAATCATCTATATGATTACAAAGTGGTGGCAGCGAACAGATTTTAAGACTCTTATTATTGTTCCAACTATCTCACTTGTTGAACAGATGAAGGGTGACTTTGTATCGTATGGTGGCGATGAAAATGATATCCACACTATCATGTCAGGCAGAGAAAAGAATTCAGACAAGCCAATTGTTATATCTACCTGGCAATCAATCTATAAGATGCCAAGACAATGGTATGAGCAGTTTGATGTAGTTATTGGCGACGAGGCTCACCAATACAAAGCAAAGTCATTAACTTCTATTCTTGAGAAGATGACAAAGTGTCCCATCAGAATGGGATTTACTGGTACGCTTGATGGTACCCAAACTCATAGACTAGTACTAGAGGGTCTGTTTGGAGCAGTAAAGAAAGTAACAACTACTGCCGAGCTTATTGAACAGAAGCATCTTGCTGACTTTAAGATTCAAGCAATTGTCTTGAAACATACAGATGCCAACAAGAAAGAATATAGTAGAACTGAATACCATGATGAGATTGATTTCTTAGTTCGTAATGAATCAAGGAACAATTTTATATCTCAGCTGTCCTTACACCTAAAGGGTAACACTCTTATCCTTTACCAGTTTGTAGAGAAACATGGTAAGCCTTTACATAAGATGCTTATAGATCAGAACAAAGAGGATAGACACATCTTCTTTGTATCTGGAGAAGTAGAGGTTGAAGATAGAGAGCTTGTAAGAAAGATTACAGAGCAGGAGGACAATGCAATCATTGTAGCCTCATATGGCACGTTCTCAACTGGTATAAATATTAGAAACCTACACAATGTTGTGTTTGCTTCACCTACTAAGTCTAGAATCAGATCTCTCCAGTCAATTGGTAGAGCTCTAAGAAGAGGGGACAATAAGCAACAAGCAACATTATATGATATAGCCGATGACCTATCTTGGAAGAAGGCTAAGAATCATACCCTAAAACATTTTATTGAGCGAGTGGGAATTTATACTAGTGAGAAGTTCGAATACAAAATCACGAGCTATCAGTTGAGGTAAGTTATGGCAGCATTCATTCTTGTCAAACTGAGCGATGATGACTCTTTCATTATTGGCGAACTTCACAACGAATCAGAAGATGATGTTGTGATGAAATATCCCGTTGTGGTTAGATTGAGAACTACAATTAACCAAACTACTAATGTTACAACTTCCAAACTTATGCCTTTCTCAGAGAATAACATTGTGGCATTGAAGAAGAGTTCAATTGTAGCATTCTCAAAGCCCAATGAACGAATCATTAAGTACTATCTAAAGTTTATGGATAGATTCCAAACCATTCTTGATGAGGACTTAGAGAAGGACATCTGTGGTCTACAAGATGACTATAATGATAGTCCTCTCTCAATTGAAATAGATGATGAAGAGGATGGGGAAGGCTTAACAATGACTGTTGGTTCCACCCCTATACTACACTAATAATATATCTGACCCCGACAAAGGGGATTATACATTCAAGAATGTAAAAAGTCAACAGGTTGAACTAACTTCTTAAATGTGTTACAATAACAAAATGTTGAAAAGGATTTGTAATGACTGTAATTAAAGATAAGGCTAACCACTACGTTAGTAACGAAGAGTTCTACAAGGCTATCGTAGAGTTTAGAAAGAAAGTTCTGGCTGCGGAGGCACAGGGTCTATCAAAACCTGTGATCCCACATTACATTGGTGATTGTTTGATCAAGATCGCTAATAAACTTTCCTATAGCCCTAACTTTATTAACTACACATTCCGCGATGAAATGATTGCGGATGGTTTGGAAAACTGTATTAACTACTTCCATAACTTTGACCCTGATAAGTCTACTAATCCTTTTTCATACTTTACACAGATCATTTACTTCGCTTTCCTTCGTCGTATTCAGAAGGAGAAGAAGTATATGTATGTAAAGCACAAGGTCACTCAGCAGAAGATGATCAACCATGAATTGATGAACCTTCAAGAGTTAGATGAGCTCGGTGAGTTTGACATTGAGATTACTGACTATACATCTAATGACTATATGGATACGTTCATTGAGCAATTTGAAGCAAGTGCTCTAAAGAAGAAGACAGAAAGGCAAGCTAAGAAAGGCCTTGAGAAGTTAATTAAGGAAGACTAAATTATGAAGATCGCTTTGATCACTGACACGCACTTTGGTGGGCGTGGCGATAGTCCTATATTCTCAGAATACCTTGGTAGGTTCTATAAAGAGGTATTCTTTCCATACATCCACGAAAATTATATCACCAACATTATCCATCTTGGTGATATTGTAGACCGTCGTAAGTATATCAGCTATCTTTCCCTAAGAAAGTTTAAAGAGCAGTTCATTAAGCCTGTTATTGAGAAGAACCTCAACCTCCATGTGATCATTGGTAATCACGACACATTCTATAAGAACACCAATGATGTTAACTGTATGACCGAGTTGTTTGGTACCAACAAACCAAAGAACATTAATTGGTATACAGAAGCAACTGAAGTACAGTTTGGTAGCACAAACATTTTGTTTGTTCCTTGGATGTGTAGTGAGAACTTCGAACCAACAGTAGAGAGAATTGCTGACACAGAAGCACAAGTGTGCTTTGGCCATCTAGAGCTTGCAGGCTTTGAGATGCAGAAGGGTACAGTTATCGATCATGGCTATGATGCTAAGATCTTTAAGAAGTTTGATATTGTTCTCTCTGGTCACTATCACCATAGATCAACAAAGGGCAATGTAACGTATCTTGGTTGTCCTTATGAGATTGTCTGGTCTGACTATGATGATCCTAAAGGTTTTCATATCTTTGATACAGAGACAAGAGAGATTGAGTTTATACCAAACCCATTACTCCTATTTGAAAAGCACTACTATGATGACCTTGGTAAGGAAAGAGAAGATGTGGTCCTTGATGACTACTCGTTCCTTAGTGGAAAGTTTGTAAAGGTTATTGTTAAGAATAAAACTAACCCATACTGGTTCGATAGTGTCATCGATAGAATTGAGAGGGCTGGGGTCGCAGACCTGCAGGTGGTGGAAGACCACCTGCATCTTGACTTAGAAGAAGATTCAAGTATAATATCTGATGCTGAGGATACTCTAACAATCATTAGAAAGTTCTCAGATCAATACATTAGTAATAAAGACAATGTTCCTAAGCTGAATAAGCTTCTTGGTGACTTGTACATTGAAGCAATGGAAATACAGACTAAGCAATGATTCTATTTAAGAAAGTACGCTGGAAGAATTTTCTCTCGACGGGTAATAACTTTACCGAGATTGATCTAACCAAGCATAAGTCAACTCTAATTGTAGGTACGAATGGTTCTGGTAAGTCAACCATTCTCGATGCTATTTCATTTGCTCTCTACAATAAGCCATTCAGAAAGATTAATAAGCCTCAGCTTGTTAACTCTATCAATGGTAAAGATCTATGTGTTGAGCTTGAGTTTGTAGTTGGTAATGCTAGCTATAAGATTGTTAGAGGCATCAAGCCTACCAAGTTTGAGATCTACAAGAATGATGTACTGCTTAACCAAGATGCTGATAGCAAAGACTATCAAGAGGTAGTTGAGAAGCAGATCGTTAAGATGAACCACAGAACATTCTCTCAAGTAGTTGTTCTAGGTTCTTCTACCTATGTTCCATTCATGCAACTTCCTGCTGCTCAGCGAAGAGAAGTTATCGAAGACCTTCTTGATATTCAAGTATTCACCACAATGAACACTTTGCTAAAGAGTAAGGTATCAACAAACCAAGATGACTTGAAGCAGGCAAAGTATGATAGCGATCTAATTGATGAGAAGATCAATATTCAGAATAGCTATATCAGTTCATTGAAGAAAGATGTTCAGAATAAGGTTGATGAGAATGTAGAAAAGATCCAGCAGACACAAGATGAGATCAATGTATGCAATGTCGATGTTGCTACAAAGAGTGGTACAATTGCTGATAAAATGAAGGATACAGCTAATCTTGAGAAGCTCCAGAAGAGAATGGAGAAGTCTGTCATACTAAAAGAGAAGACAATAGACAGGCTATCCAAGCTGAATAAGGAAATTAAGTTCTTCCATGACAATGATGATTGTCCAACTTGTAAGCAAGGCATTCCACATGACTTTAAGTCTGAGGCTATTACAACTAAGCAAACACAAGTAACCGAGATTGAAGAAAACCTTACATTATTGGAAGAAGATTATAACAATACAGTAACCGAGATCACTAGAATCAATGGAATCCAAAAAGAGATTCAAGCTATTCAGCATGATATTACAAAGTTGCAATCTGAAATACAATCCAAGAAAAAGTTTATTGATTACCTACAATCAGAAAATGATTCGCTACAATCGGACACAGCAAATGTCGATGCAGAAAAACAAAAACTAAAAGAACTACAAAAACAAAAGACAGAAGCTGAGGACAAGAAGCAGAAGCTGCTCGAGGAGTATGAAATTCTACAGGCAGCTTCTGCTCTCTTAAAGGATGGTG